TAGCCTGTTTTGCTACTTCTTCATCTTCTGGACCTGTAGGGGTAAACTTTACAACTTTATCCCCAGCTGTAAAGATACGCATCAGAGAAGGCATCATCCACATTAACGTATCTTGTACGTCTGTGAGTACTACCTGAGACCTACCGTCTTCTTCGTTACCAAATGGCTCACCGTAGAAGTACTCCATCGCTTTCTCGCGCTGAGTGCTAATTTCAGAATCCATGTATTCAGAAGAGCCGTTAATCTCGCTCTCCACCATAGAGATGATTTCGCTATCGTCTAGGTTATGAGCCATATTATTATACTATCCCTGCGCTAGAGTATTTTATTTCTTTTTGAAAACCGTATTTTCTATATGTAGTTTTATTTTTAAGCTGTTCGCCAAAACGTTCTATAGAAAGAGAAGCGTAGCGCATAGCGCTTATAAGATCATCTTTAATTGGCACCACTCGTCCATTCTTTCGATGATAGAGACGCATTTCCTCAAGAGTTTCGGTACAAGACATAAAAATGTACAACCTACCTGTTTCAAACCGTTGCAGCAGTATGCTAATCCCCGCCTCAATAGAATTGTTACCACTTAACTTGCCCTCTGTGGGCGGGTTGCTAAAGTGATCAGGAAGCATCGACACTCCCAGGTCTCTGTATTGCTGCGCCAGCTGTATGCCAGAACCTTTATCGTGTTGTAAACCATCGTGAGGAAACGCTACTGGTATGCCTGGTGTTCTAGCGTTTAAAACAGCAGCGTGAGTTATAGGTGTTTCTTTGTTTCTGCGATGTTCGTCGTATATGTACATAATATCATCGTCTGGATCGTAAGCTACCCAGCTAACAGCTGTGGGATGGTCAAATCCAAAGTCTATACCCGCTATTCTGGGGAAATGCTCTGGTAGGTCGAAATCCTCACAAGTTATATCTTCTTCTGCTACTGGGTAAACCAGTCCTGATCCAAATACAGGTATGCCTCTGGAGCGCATGTCCCGCTCAGCTGGGCTATATACTGCTAATAGCTGTTCTTTGGTGCGAGAGTCTAAGTGGTCCACATCGTCCCAGGTGGCCGTTATTAAGCTCTGACCCGGCTTTAGCTCGTTCATAAACCCGCTTACTACAGAGGTCATCCCCCGCTCTGGGGTAAAGGTCATATAGACTATGCCGCTTGTATCGGCTGTGCGAGTTATACACTGCGAAAAAATTTCATGCTTCGGTTCTTCATCGAGCCATACAACGTCAATAGCTTCTCCCATGAATTTCTCAAAACCCTGTTCGTAGGCTTTGAAGCTGATTTGCGAGTTCCCTCCAGACTTGTGACGTACCAGAGCAGACGAGAAAGCATTTGGAACTCCTGGTTTCCTAATAGTCTCAACAATACTGTCCAAAGGTATAGCTCCTGTACCCTTTCTAGTAGGGTCTTGAGGATTACCAAACAGTTCTTTTTGTATAATATCTCTGGTAGTATCGTTAGACTCTCCAGCTGCCCAGGCTCTGATAGGCTTGTTAAACTTACGACCTTCCCACCAGGTAGGATAATTACCTGTTAAGTGATACGCTGTCTCAGCTGCTCCGCAATAGGTTTTACCCACTCTGTTAGCAGCCATTAAAATCCGTTGAGCAGCGTCTATGCCTTCTAGGTGAAATTTCTTCTGGTAGTCGTAAGGCTCGTATTTCTCTAAACGTCTAGTTTCTAAGCGTTTCTGTTTTTCTCGGAGAAGTTCTAAGATTTTTTCCTTATCCACGTAGCTTTACTACATTGTCAGAGAGACGCTTGATCTGCTCGTCTAGTTCCGCATCGCTTAGATCGACAACCTCTTTAACAACCGTTTCCTGCTTATGGATAGCGTCGTAACCGGCCCGGCTTAGGATGTCTCTGGCGGCGTTTAGCTTGACGTTTTCAGACTCTGCATTGCGCATCAGTAGTTCCAAAACTGACAAAGCCAGCGTGGCCGTTTCCCCTACCCGCTCTTTGATCCGCTTTTCTATGTGGAGCCAGAGGTGTCGCTGTAGGCGTTTTGATCGGTTTTTAGCTGTTGCTTTACAATCGTAACCAGCTTTGGCAAAGGCTTCTAAAGGTTCTAAATGATTATCTACTAACTCAGTAATAAAGTTAGATTCTTTATCTGTTAGCTCTTTGTCTAAGAGTTTAGGTTCTAAATAACTAGCATATTTAGATGTCTGTTTAGGTACAGTCTTGATTGTCTTAGGCATATAAATTTATCCAGCATATTGTAAATAACACCATGTATGCAACGTAGGACAACATTGCAGTTACATACGCATATTCTAATACGTTATACAAGTATTTCATAGTGCTATTATACTATGTTTTTCCAAAATAGTCAATAGTATAGATTTTCAGAATACCTCCCCAGAATGAACGAATAGAACATGATATAGAACAGTACCACCGGGGGGGTCATGCGTTACCTTATAACATTACAGACCAGCAGGATTGGAGCAGCGAGCCAGCAGTGTGACAAATTTGCAACAGTGTTGTGTGATTTATGCAACAGTGTTGTGTTGTACATAAGCAACAGTGACAATGTTGCAACAATGTTGTACCAGTGTTGCTGAAATGTCAGGATAATTTGCAACGTGTGTGAGAGTGTGCGCGTTGAACATCTGTTGGCATTGATATTGCTAGAGTCTTACTTGTAACCATATAGTGGTTAACATATGCATATGGCTCTATATAGCTCTCACGCATGGCCTACAGACGTATTAACATATTAGGCACATACATTAGCCGACACATGCTCAGCGGGCACTCAGTGAGCTTCTTACGCAGAGAACAGGCATGGAACAGAATGAGGCAGGAATGAGGCAAGAATGAGACAAGGTAGCTTGTAAATGGCCATAATTGTTTTCTAGTATGATTCGGATATATCTGTATACTAATCAATAGTGATTAATCAAACAGCTTACTGGAGGACTACACAATGAACGACTATATCTTAAACGACTATGCGACAAGTTTGGCCGAAGAGATTAAGACAGACATAGAAAAATTTGACAACTGTGACGCTATGACGCTCGCTTGGGAAGCAGCAGACTCTAGCGAGCACGTTATTTATTACTATAAAGCACACCATATATGCCAGAACTGTGACATTACGCATGGAGAGAACTTCATGGAGGAATGTTACAACGACACGTTTAAGAGCTATGATGATACGGCCGTGACCATAGCTTTCGGCGAGTTGCACTATCGCATACTTAGCAAGCTTAGCGACTTAGGCGTGGAGGTATGAACATCCTGCACAAAGTCAAGGAAGCTATTAGACATCATTATGCTTTCCCGGGCGGGTATCCTCTCTTTGCAGTCACCGCAGACGATGGAGCGCTGTGCTGTACTTGCCTGAGCGTCGAGTTCAAGAATATCTGTTACTCTATCAACGAGGAAATTAACGACGGGTTTCGCGTCGCGGACGTAGTGATAAACTACGAGTCAGAGATCCTATGTGATAATTGTGGCAACGACATTGAAAAGGCTTATGAAAATGATTAGACGCCCTATTAACTGCCGAAACGGATCAGCGTGGCACTCTTGGCAACTACGAGCGATCGATTGGCTCGATAGAAACCCAAACGCTAGCCGTTCTGAGATAAGCGCTGAGGCACACACCTTTGCCAGCGACACAGCTGGTCTAGGTCCGCACTCAGCAGTTTATGGCGCAAAGCATCGCGCATTCATGGAGGTAGCACAGTGAGCATCGACCCCATTGAACCAATAAGCGCTATACTGCCAGTACAAACTACATACACCTATCGAACCATTGCGCTGCAAAACGCTCAAGGCGTGCAGCACGTCACCACTATTGAAAACGAGAACCAGTCCGGAAGAACTGTTAGCACTTCGGCTAGTGTGTTGACTATATATGATCGTTTTGGTAACCTTCAGACACTGGGAGACGAACAACCTAGCACAATCAAAGGACTAATCGCATGAGAATCGTAACAGACGTGCACCTAGAGACCAGCGAGAAACTTTTAGAAGCTCTTAGGCGAAGCATGACTAGGCTATATGCCGACTCTTTAAGCGCCTCAGACATTAAACAATTTTCTGAGCAAATGATAGACGACTGCTTTGAAACCATTAGCGAAATCAGTATAGATATAAACGCAAACGTAAGGAGTAACAAAGATGTTTAGCATGTTCAAACGTTGCACATTGAACGACAGAACCCAAGGCTATCGCTACTCGTGGGGACTAA